GATATCTACGTGTCTAAATCTGAGGTGCGGCACGGCACCATCGAGAGCATGTCTAAAGACGAAGTTTTGAAAGCACTCGAAGAGATCAAGGCGGTGTATGAGCCAACAACAGTTGCCGTGGGACACGACTCAGAAGAAACAGAAAGCAAAGAAGGAGAGCAGCTTCTGGAAATCATTCCAGAGCAAAGCGAAAGCACTCCGGCCAAAATGGCGTCTGACCCGGCTTGAATCCTGGGCATCCCTGGGCGTGCCCGATGTCCTGGGATGCGATGAGCAAGGGCGGTTTTTTCTAATCGAATTGAAATCGGTTAAAGGAAATGCCGTCCGTTTGTCGCCCCATCAAATATCCTTCTTAACCACCCATCAACACGCACCCGTCTATTGTCTGATACATCAGACCCATCGCAATGGTGAATCTGTCTATCTTTATCCTGGCGCAGCGGCCATTGATCTGGCGCGGGATGGCCTGGTGACAGAACCGCTACTTCGCCTGGATAAGGCGCGCAGCTTCGCTTGGGACGATCTGTTTATTGCATTAACACAATAAAGCCTTATATACTCTGTGTAAGCGTTGTGAAGACGCTTTATAAAATTCACAGAGGAGAAGGAAATGAAAACGCGAATTCACGTTAATCAGCACAATATCCGGGCTAATGCCAAAGGCGCGAAACTGCCCGTCCTTACCGTTAAAGACTACAAACAGAACCGCAAGTGTAACGAAGTCGAATTCCAGAACGGCCGCCTGGTCTACAGCCCAGACAAGCCCCTGGCGTGCGGCGCGAAGGTCTGGATCGAGACAGACGAGCCGGTGAGGATTGTGCGATGAATAGAAAAGAATTGATGGAATGGCTCGAAACCTGCCCAACCCATAAATGGGAAGTAACAAACGAAGCCGATGACGGCATCTGGGTTCTGTTTCCGATAGATGAGGACGATGACGATGCTAATAAATAAATACGAAATAGCCGCTGAAAAACTGGGCATGGAGCGGCCGCCAGTTGATTGTGCGCTGCCTTTGAACTGGACACGCGATGTCACGCGCTTTTTAAAAGCAATCGATCCGATCGCCTGGGCGAACTTGCATATCTCGCAGCATTTTGTCTGGAGCTATGATCAGAACGACTCGATCCTGGGCAGACCCCTACCGATCGACAGCACCGGGGAGTTAATTCTTAGTCTCCTGGCGCGGCAGCCGCCTAGCCTTACATGATCTTTGTCTGGATCGGGGCGTGGATCGACAGTCTGTTAAAACCTAAACGCGGGCGCGATCCGCCGCATATTCGCCGCCGGAGAGCAGAGGAAATTAAAAAATTAAGGGAAGCCAGGAAAAAACGCCTGGACAAAGAAAAGGAGGATAAAAAGAACCGGCCCTAGTGGCCGGTTTTTTTATGCATAGAAATTTTACTTTTTTCTTATATGCGATTACTATGTGCCCCGTTAGACCAAAATTCACTCAACAAAGGTATTTAAAAATGGGAATCGAAAATCAACAAAACACTCTGACTCAATTGCTGCACCGGGTTCAAGACGATAAGGCCCGCACCCTGGACGTGATCTATCCGACTGACCAGTTGCAGTACGTTTCGAATAATGAGCCTGGCCAGGAAGTCGCGCCAAAACTTATCCTGGAACAGGCCATGGGCGTGCCCACTACTGAACTGTCGATCAACAGCGTAGCGTTTGACCAGATCAGCAGTCGAGCAGGTATTGACGTTCGCACCGCACGCCGATTGCAGACGAACTATCCCCAGGAATACGGCGCGTTAATTAATAAAACCTTTGAACGCGAGCCCGCTGCTCGCCTGGTACGCGCGCACATGACCAATGGCAACACTGGCGTGGCGCGGGCGTTTCTATCGTCTAAATTCAAAACCTTCGACAATGCTGATCTCCTGGAGAGCGCGCTGCCCCAGTTGATCGAGTCTGACGCGGATTGGCAAGTAGTCCATGGAACTGTTACCGACAAGCGACTCTATCTGCGATTGAAGTCAGACCGGTTCACCGGTGAGGGCGCAGCCGTGGGTGACATGATGGCCCTGGGCATAGGTCTGAGCAATTCTGAGGTAGGTCTGGGATCGGTGTCAGTGTTTCAGATGGTCTGGACACTGGCGTGTCTAAACGGAATGCAAACCGCAAACCGTCACCGCAGCAGTCACATAACGTCCGCCCGCGGAGACACCGATACCTGGGAAATGCTGACAGACGAAGCAAAAAACGCGGACAACAAGGCCCTGGCTTTGAAAGTCCGCGATTTGGTGGGCAATTACGGCAGCCGTGACGCCCTGGACACTGTTTTGGAGAAAATGCGATATGCCGCAGCCGATCATGTAGAAGGCAGCATTCACCAAGCAACCGAGAACCTGGGCAAGGTTCTTCAATTGACCAAAGCGGACACCTCGAAAGTCCTGGACGGTCTTCTGGCCACGATCGGCCAGTCAGGTTACAGCGGGCAGCCGGTGAGCCGGGCAACCATGGTGAACGCCGTCACCGCGGTAGCACACCAGGCCGATCCGGACAGCGTTGACGATTGGCAGCGCCTGGGCGGCCGCGTCCTGGATTTGCCCGCCAGGGATTGGCAGAGGGTCGCAGCAGCGGCATAACTTGCAGCCGATCCGGTAGCAAGGCCCCCATGGTTCGCGCCCTGGGGGCTTTTTTTATGCGGTAAATATGCGTATATTACGAGACCTGGCAGCCGCCAGGACAAACAACTCTGGAGACATATTGAAATGACCCAATTTTTCCCAACCCAGGAAACGAAATTTTATGTTCAGAACATCCGCCAGGAGTTGATCGCTTCGAACGATCCGCACCTGATAACCCTGGGCTTGATCATGTCCGACTTGCAATTGTTCCTTTTGTGCCAATCAATGGAACCGGACGGAGACCAGGCAAAAACTTGCGAAAATTTCCGCGCTGCCCTGGAGTCGCACCAGGGGCTCGCCGTCGATCTGCAAACCGTTAAAGACCTGGGTCTCGAGCCATGATCAAAGTCAGCCGGATGACCGGCAAGCTAGACGGGCTCGCAGCGATCAACACCAACACGCTGAGCAACGAATTCTGTCAAAAGCAGCACGCCGCCGGGAAAACTATCTGTGGCCAGTGTTATAGCTTCCGCATGTTGCAGCAGCACCGCCAAAACTGCGTCGATCCCTGGGAACGAAACAGCCGGAAACTGTCCCGGCCGATCCCCGACCTGGAATTCGCGGCCCTGGTGGATCAATTCAAAAATCTGCGCTTTGTTCGATTTCACGGCCACGGTGAGCTGATCAACTTTACTCACCTTCACAACTTCGCAGCGATCGCCCGAGCTGTCCCTGGTACTACGTTCGCGCTCTGGACAAAACGGGCGGACCTGGTGCGGAAACTGGGCGAGCGCAGCCGGCCGGAGAATCTGATCTTGATCTATTCGAACCCCCGGATTGATCGGGTGCGCGCGATCCCGCCGCCTGGCTTTCAGAAAGTGTTCAACAACACCACTCGCCAGGATCACCGGGACAACTGCACCGGCCGGAAATGCCTGGACTGTCTCAACTGCTACCAGAGCAGCGGGCCGGTCTCAATTGTCGAAATAGTGAAATAGCCTGGAATAAATCCCCGCCTGGATCGTTAAAGGCCCTGGAGAGTGCGCGCTTTCTGGGGCCTTTTACTATGCGGCAAATATGCGTATATTTGACTTCCCTGGCCGGGAGGCCGGGACAACAAAGGAGAAACAAACAAATGAAAATTAAACCTCACGATTTATTCGAGATTTTCCGGGGCGACGAAGTCGCGGAGTGCTGGCCTGGCGTGCCTGATCACCTTTACCGCACGATTTGGAACGTCATCGTTCCGGCCCAGGAAGCCGATCCCGATCAGCAGTTCGGCGAAACGCCAGAGTGCGGAGTTGCTGCCCTGGTTAATTACTGGCACTTGCTCTCTGAATCAGACCAGGAGCTGCTGAACACCATCGCCGACAAATATCAGAAAGAGGAGGATAAACGCGATGCTTTACTATTTGCCTAACCCGCTCAATCCCGCCCAGGTAATCGCGATTGAGCACCGCTCAACTGGCTACCGCCCGCAGCGGGCCGACAAAAACCTGGATCAATCCTGGTGCGATGGCATGAACGCCGCCAACGGAGTCACCAGGGAAGAAGCCACCCTGGCGTTTTATTGTTCATTCACGAAAGACAATCCCGCCTGGGCGCGCCTGGATCACCTGGTTCCGATGCGACACGAGCCCGGATATATCAACCCCTAGTCGCCAACCTGGCGCGAGAAACCCGGCCGCAGCGCCGGGTTTTTTTTCACCTGGGAAATGTCCCTGGTTAATTCCCTGGTCACCCTGGGCGATCCCCTGGGCGATCCTATCCCCCGCCGATCCTGGCCGCCCTGGGCGGCCCTTGAACCCCTGGAAACGTACCGCGTACCGCGAGCCCTGGGCGCCGATCCCTGGGCCTGGGCCTGGGTCCGCGATCCCTGGGCCTGGCATTCCCTGGCGCGATCCCTGGCGCGTCCCTGGTCAACCCTGGGCGCCGATCCCTGGACCCGGAACCGCGAACCAATGCCCGCAGCGCTGACGATCCAGGCGCGATCCGCGATCCCTGGGCCGCGATCCGCGCACCGGGGCCCCCGGCACAATCGAGGCTGTATGTTAGTTAAGGCCCGAAAATGACGTACAAATGCGCGCGCACGGGCTTTTTACGGAGCGCGTGCTTGTGCAGGTTTTTCACGAACAATCATGTAAAAAAACAATTTGAAAAGTCGTAAAAAAATTGCAAAAATCCGTATACGTTGAATCGCATAAAATTGCATATAAAAAACGCTCAGGGGCCCCAAGACATGGTTGATAAATTTACAAAAATTCAATTGAGGATAAATGCTGTGGAAGATGAAACGTTTTTGAAGGCCGATGGCTTTGATGAGGCTATAATTGGAACCGCTTACGGAACGACGGTAAGTGACGACGAGGGGCCTGTTCTGGTCTACGATATGCAGAAATGCATTGATATCCTGATGGATGGGGCGGTGGACATGACACGCGAGGAGGCAATAGAGTATTTTGACTTTAATGTCCTGGGCGCGTTCATGGGCCCGCAGACCCCGATCTTTGTAAATCCTGGCGAGATGGATTTGATAAAAGAACTGATTACGGATGACTGATCCTTTAAACAACACAGATGAGTTAGCGGACCGTCATCTGAAGCTCCAGTTGCGTTTGGCGCAGTTGGAGCGCGTCGAGGCGTGCCAGCAGAGCTTTCTGACCTTTGTCCGTGCGATGTGGCCCGAGTTCATTGCGGGTAAGCATCATCGTCTGATTGCTGAAAAACTGGAGGCCGTGGCCAACGGCAAACTAAAGCGTCTGATCGTCAACATGCCTCCGCGTCATACCAAGAGTGAATTCGCTAGTTTCCTGTTTCCTGCTTGGATGGTTGGGCGGAATCCTGCGATGAAGATCATCCAGGCCACGCACACCACGGAACTTGCTGTGGGTTTCGGTAGAAAAGTAAAAAATCTAATTGAGCGTGACGATTATGCAGAAATTTTTCCTGAATCGGGTTTGGCAGCCGACTCGAAAGCTAGTGGAAGGTGGGATACTGCTCGCGGCGGTATGTATTATGCTGTTGGTGTTGGCAGTAATTTGGCTGGTCGTGGTGCTGATTTATGTATTATCGACGATCCCCATTCTGAACAGACTGCTATGTCGAATACAGGCTTTGATGATGCCTGGGATTGGTACACCGGGGGCCCCCGACAGCGTCTCCAGCCGGGTGGAGCGATAGTTTTGGTCATGACCCGTTGGTCTGAGAAGGACTTGACGGGTCAATTGTTGCGTCAGATGACCCGTGATCCGTTGGCCGACCAGTGGGAGGTAGTGGAATTCCCCATGGAGATGCCGTCTGGGGCCCCTGTATGGCCGGAATACTGGTCTTTGGACGATTTACAGGCCGTGAAGGCGTCGATTCCGCCTAGTAAGTGGAACGCGCAGTACCAGCAGCAGCCCACGGGCGATACGAATGCGATATTGAAGCGTGAATGGTGGAATTTTTGGAAAAAACCAAATATACCTAAGCTTGAATACGTTATTCAGAGCTACGATACGGCGTTTTCTAAGCGTGAGACGGCTGACTACAGTGCGATTACGACCTGGGGGGTGTTTCACCCGGACGAGGGCACACAGCCCAATTTGATTTTGTTGGATTCGCAGAAGGGGCGGTGGGATTTTCCTGAGCTGAAGGCGATTGCGTTTGACCAGTACAAGTATTGGGACCCTGAGACGGTGATAATTGAGGCGAAAGCCTCTGGTATGCCGCTGACGCATGAGCTTCGGAATATGGGAATCCCTGTGGTAAACTTTACGCCGTCACGTGGCAATGATAAGGTCACGAGAGTCCACTCGATTGCGCCTCTTTTGGAAGCGGGCATGATATGGGTGCCGGATGAGCAATGGGCTCATGAGCTGATAGAAGAGTGTGCTGCGTTCCCTAACGGGGAGCATGACGATTTGGTAGACAGTACCACTCAAGCGTTAATGCGTTATCGTCAGGGTAACTTTGTACAGTTGCCTACCGACGATTGGGGTTCCGAAGAGCCTGTTAGAATGCGGGCTGCGTATTATGGGTGAGGGTAACGGTCGATGACCAGAGACGAAATAGTTCAGGCTCTACAGTTAGAGCTGGCTGAATACGAAAACCAGTCTGATATAAATACGGCGCGAGTCAGGGCTGACCAGTGGGCGCAAGATAATGGGATTTCGCTAAATGATCCTAATTACCTATCGGCGTTTAGCCAGGTCCGCGGCCAACTGTCCATTGGTGGGGCAGGTTCTGGAACAACTACGACTTCCGGTGGCGCAGGCACAGGCATCGTAAGTCTGACTCCGATTCGCTCTGCGGAGGGTGTAAACTTCAGCACTGTGCCCCCTATGCCTACTTTGGCGGACGTGGTTCAGCCAGGTGCGGCTATGTTTGGTGCAGAGGAGTTGGCGGCTCGTCTGCCTTATGATCCTCAAGCTTATGACCTGCTGCCCGCATATAACGTCGCGGGGCCCGCGGCCCTTACCTTTTACGACAGGATTCTGAACCGCCCGGTGCCGGTGGTTACCAAGGGCGTCTTGCCTAGTGGCGAGCCCACAACGGGGGTCACCATGGGGCGTGCGGATTTGCAGCCTTCTGGTGAGATGGACATCACAGCGGTATTCCCCTCTACTGGGGCTAACATAATGGGCAGTGGCTTGGGTGGCACGACGGTA